GACGGTCGGGTTGAGTCTGGTTGCTACAAGATTGGGTCGATACAGGGAGAGAAGGGCAGGAGTATGTCTGTCTATCTCAACGGCGACCAGTGCGGCAAGTGGATGGATTTTAGTACAGGCGAGGGTGGAGACCTTCTGGATCTCATCATGTACTCGCAAGGTATGTCCTTGGTTGACGCTATGGACTGGGCGAAGAAGCGCTACGGTATTCGAGACAACACCCCCGCCAAAAAAGTTGCTCCGGCGGAAAAAAGAAACTACACCCAACCTACTCCACCCCCTAAGAACGAACACCAACATCTGCATGAATACATGGAGAAGCGAGGTTTCAAAGACGTAGGGGAGGTGTGCTTCCGGTACAAGATATATGAGACCGATGCTAGGGGTGGGCAGGATGTCGTGTTCCCGTTCTTCGATACGCAAGGCAAGGAGACATTCCTTAAGACTAAGCCGATCAACCATGACGGCAACCCATCTACCCAGAAAGACCTGAAGCCAATCTTGTTTGGTTGGCAGGCAGTTCCTGATACCGCCAGAAAGATATGGATCACAGAGGGTGAGTGGGATGCCATTGCCTGTGGCGAACTGGGGTTCCCAGCTCTATCAGTCCCGATGGGCGGAGGAAAAGGCGCTAAACAAACCAAGTGGATCGCCCACGAATACGACAATCTGGCTCGCTTTGAAGAGATTCTTATAGCTACAGATATGGATGAACAGGGTGAGCTAGCCGCCGCAGAAATTATGCAGCGACTGGGCGACCGTTGTTACAGGGTAAACCTTCCAACCAAAGACATTAACGAACTGCTCCAGAAGAACGGGTATGAGCAGGCGCGATGGATGCTGGAGTGTGCCTATCAGGAGGCTCGGTGGAAAGACCCTGAGACATTGCGTTCTGTTCTGGATTTTGAGTCAGACATCGATGACTTCTTTGAGAACCAGAGTGACGATACTCAGGGGTTTGGGTCTGGCTGGGAGAAGCTAGACGAAGAGGACATTAAGTTTAGACCTAACGAACTCTGGGGTGTCTGCGGTATCAACGGTCACGGCAAGTCGATGTGGCTAAACCAACTGGCACTCAACGCTGTACAGCAGGACCAAAAGGTTTTGATTGCCTCTATGGAGATGACGCCGAAGGCAACAATGGGGCGAATGGTTAGGCAGGCAGCTGGCAGCGCCAACCCGCCACAGCCTTACCGCAAGAAACTTTTGGAGTGGATGTGCCCGAACCTATGGTTGTTCGTTGACAAGCTTACCCCTAAGCCGGAAGACCTAATGTCCTGCTTTGAATATGCGTACCGACGTTACGGCATCAATACCTTCATTGTCGATTCGCTTACCAACATGGTTAGGCAGGATGACTATGAGGGTCAGCAGAAGTTCATTGAGAAGCTGGTCAATTTCAAGCTGTCATTCCCTGTAACGGTATTCATTGTGACCCACGTTCGGAAGGGCGAGTCAGAGTACGCAGCGCCTAACAAGTATGACGTTAAGGGTTCTGGATCGATTACCGATTTGGCTGATGGATTCCTCTCAGTGTGGAAGAACAAAAGAAAGACCGAGCAGCTTGAGCAGGCTGAGATGCTGGGTGAAGAGCCGGACGAGCAGTACACCAAGCAGTGGGATATGTATCTAGAGGTACTAAAGAACCGGAACGGTCAGTACGAAGGAAAAGTTGGTTTCGAGTTTGACAGCCAGTGCTGTCAGTACCGAGACCGAAAGAAGGGCAAGCCACGTTATTACATTAATTATTCAAAGGAGAGTTAGAGATGGATCAAGAAGATTTTGCAATGAAGATACGGGCAGCAGGAAATGCTGTCGGCAAGGCTGAGTTCGCTGTGCTTCAGGCTGAAGCTGAGGAAAAGAAAATCATCGCGCAGGTAATGGTTATAGCTGAGGCGAGAGGGGCTAAGACTAACGCCCACCAGCTGCGCTCGGCAGATGAAGACGTCAATGTCTTTGAGGCTCGGCTAGCAAAGGGTCGAGCTAGGGGGCAGTTGGCAGCAGCAAAGGCTGAGGCGCTCGCAGCTGAGGTGGAATTTAAAATATGGCAGTCGAGGCTGGCTAGCGAGAGAGCTGAGCGGAGAGTTTACGGAACATGAAGGGACGTGGCGCGAACGCAGTTGATAAGAAGTGGATGGACAATATTACGCAGCTTGGTTGTTGCGTATGCCATCGTCAGTTCAATGTTTTCACGCCAGCTGAGGTGCATCACATAGACGGTAAGACGAAAGAGGGGGCGCACTTAAAGTCTATACCCCTTTGCTACAAGCACCATCGTGGTGGTGAAGACAATGCGAGTTACACAAGTCGCCACCCATTCAAACGGAGATTTGAGGAAAGGTATGGCACCCAGCTGTTCCTCCTTGAGTGGACGCAAAACAAATTAATGGAGAAGCAAGATGAATAAACTGAATGAAACAACACCTGCAATGTGGGATGCAGTAAACAAGCCAGCTCATTATCAAAAAGCAGCAGGCGGCATTGAATGCATTGAAGCAATCAAGGCGTCCATGAATGACGAGCAGTACAAGGGATACTTGAAGGGCAATGTTCAGAAGTACGTCTGGCGCTACGAAAATCATCCTAATGGTAAAGTTCAGAGCCTAGAGAAAGCGCAGGTATACCTTAAGTGGCTACTTCAGCTGGAGCTAATTGAGGCAGATCGTTGATCAACGGTCGAGCTAAGGGTCATGCGTTCGAGCGTGAGCTTATCAAGATGTTTCAAGATGAGTTCGGCGACTGCGCCAATCACCTAAAGCGAAACCTCGACCAGTATCAGACCGCTGGCAAAGCTGACATTGAGTTTCATAACTTAATGATTGAGGCGAAGCGCTACGCCAGTGGTCACTGGTACAAGCCTGAGTGGTGGGAGCAAGCCAAGACATCGGCTGGCGATACCCACATACCCGTACTGATATATAAGTACGACAGGCAACCAATCAAAATGGTATTCCCATTATGGATTATGAGGGACTACTCAATGAAGCTCGCTGAGACGATCACGGTCGATTGGCAGACGGGCATCTTGCTAATGCGAGAGTCACTTGAGGTTCCAAATGAGACCAGCAGAATTTAATGCCCAAATAAAATCGGCGGCGAAAAAAACCTACTACCCCCAGTGCCTTAAATACATAGAGGATAACCTAGAGCCAGCATTCCACGATCTAGCCAAGGCTACACTGGTTTACTACTTGCCCAGCAACATACTTGACCTGTCCAGTAGGGATGAGCGTAAGGCAGCGATAGACAGCATTCCCCATAACGCAACACCAAGCCACACCAGACAATTGGTTGAGCATGGCGTTATGACGTTATGGAAGAGGGAACGCAATGGGATTTAAAGAGGATCTAAAGCGAGGCGTAGCTGTCGAGGATGATTTACTTCGGCGGTTGCGCTCTCTGTTTCCAAGCGCCAAAAGAGCTGAGGGTCTGCACCCTGAGTTTGATATTGAGATCCCAGAATTACAGAAGACTGTTGAGGTTAAGTACGATCCGATGAGCCAGAAGACCGGCAACATTGTGATTGAGTACTACCACAACAAGCCATCGGCATTTAGTGTTTCTATTGCGGACTACTGGGTGATTGATACAGGCAATGGGGAGTATTGGTTTAGCAGGCAGGGGATACTAGATTGCATCCTGTGTGAAGGGTTGGAGCCAGTCCGCATCTTGGGGACTACAGACCGGCATCCTAAGTGGGTCTTTCTTGTTCCTATAAACGCTTTAGTTCGATACTCAAACGCAGCGCGAGCAGCGCAACTTTAGGCATGGGTGCTACTCTGGTTTTTCTACTCCAGTTGATCACTGAGTCATAACTGACCTCTATAAGATCGGCGACATCTTGAACGCTAAGGTTGTGCTTCGCCATTAGCTTGGCTAGTTCTTCATTAGTGTTCACGCTTTCGCTCCCGCTTTTTCTTTCGGTCATGAAATTCTCTTTCCTTATCTGCCACGATCAATGCTGCTCCCTGTAGGAGGATAGCAAACAATAATACGACAGGCACGGCTATCGCCGCGTCAAGCAGGCTCAACTTTCCGCCTCGATGTATGGAGTCAGATTTTGTGTTATCCGATAACTTACGCCGCCAATCATGGTTGTGCCTATCTGCTCTGTAGTGATAGTTCCGTTCTTGATGTCACCCTCTCTACACTCTCCCCAAAGGTCTTGATTTAGCCCTTCGACCTTGGCGAAATCTATGGCAGCTCGTACAGCGTCGGGGTACATTGCCGCGAACCAGCTTCTATTGACTGTGTCACACATCGCTATTGCCGAGTGTAAGTCCTCTAAAGCTGCGGATAGGTAATCCGTTCTGGTGTCTGGAATGCCTGCTTTTTCTAGTTTGGCTTTAAATAAAAACATACTACTTTCCTCTTGGTTAATTTATTAGATGCAACCGTGCAGGTGGCACCTAAAAAACGAACAAAAAAGAGACGCCATCCGTAGCGTCAGGAAAGCGCTAATGCCTAGCGCAATTGGGGGAATAAAGCTAAGTACACAAATGGTTTATTTTTTGACCTATTGTGTTACTGGGTTGAGATATGAGTGGGTCACGATCACGATGAAGGTGGCGAGCAAAAAAAGTTGAGCGGCGAATAAAGATCCCCTCACCCTGCTTCCACCCACTCGGTTACCTCCTCACAACAGTCAGGGCACTTCCAGTAGATGGTCTCTCTCTCTACAGTGGTATCACCGTATGGTTCATGGTCAACCTCCCGAACTATCAGCAGGTCGTCATAGTCACCCCAGAAGATGCAGGACTCACACTTGAATTTACTGTCACTCATCACGCCACCTCCTTGAACATCTCGCGGATCTGGGTGATTGCAGTGCGGTACTTGTCACGCTTGAGCTTTCCACCCTGAGACCTGTAGAAGGCGTAAGGCTTCTCGAATTGCAGGTTCTTTAAGCCCCGATAGACGACAAACTCCAAGTCATTAACTAGGGGTGCCTTGTAGTCGCCCAGACGGTGTTTAATGTCGTAGCGCTGAAGCCCCATGCTATCGGCAGGGATGACGCCGTTTCGAATCTTGGCAATGTAATACCTCATAGCGCGCCCCTTATCTCTTTGATGTGTCGCTGCTGCTGGTCGATGATCTTGCCCATACGTAACAGTTCTGCCCGAGCACTCTCATTGTCGGGATTGCATTGCAGGGTGTGGACCAGCAGGTGTGCGGTTTCTTCCCAAGTGGGGGTGCAGTCAATTATTTCAGTTGTCATGGGTTGCCTCCTCGGCAAGTAGTTTTCCAAGACAGCCCGCAGGCTGTTTCGACCAGTAACTATCTGGTCTCGTCAGTTGGATAGAGAATGCTTTTGCTGGTGCCACTGCTGATCCCTGCGTAGTGGCTAATTCGGCTTATTGTCCAGCCTGCGCTGTACTTGGTTCGGCAGTAGTCCTCTAGGGTTGCTCGGTCAGAGAACTTTCCACTGGTTGGTGGACATCCTCTTCTGACTGGCAGCGTGAGCGGGGCTTGTATGGTCATTAGCAACTTCCTTTTAGTAGTGGTTTCTTCAGCCATGCCTGAGACATTGATTCGCTAGAACCTATGCACCTGTTGATCTTCTCAGCGCGGGCAGCATCTCGCCGGTTGGGAGCCTTGTCTTTCGTTAGGGCAAAGGGTGCGCGCTGGCTTGACCTGAGAGTGAAGTCTGTAACTACCCAGCTCATTGGGTCGGGGTTGCCAATGTTCTCATCTCTAACTCTTGTTCTGAGGCACTCTAGGTGTAAGCCGCTAGCTGCCCGCAGGCACTTGTAGCTGTAGGTCTTGCCGTCCTCTAGCCCGTAGATCCCTTCGCCCTGATACTTATACCAAGCGCGACGTTTATCGTTGTGCGGGTTAGATCTGGGTTGGTA